TGATTACGACAACCCACGCCCGCGTGGGTACGTTCCGAACGACGAAGAACTCGACTACCTGTTCCGAGACATCCTGATCGTTGCACGCGCCATGCGCGAAGTTCTCGACAACGGCATGGTGAAACTTACAGTCGCGTCCGACTCACTAGCGGAGTACAAACGACTCGTCGGAGCTAAATGGTTCTCCCGAACCTTCCCCGTACTTTCGGAGCACATGGACGCCGAAATACGACGGGCGTATCGCGGCGGGTTCACGTACGCCGATCCTCGCTTTCGCGGTCGCATGGTGGGAAGCGGGATCGTTCTCGATGTCAACTCCCTATATCCCTCTGTCATGTACTCGCGACCACTCCCCTACGGCGAACCGGAGTTCGTGCCGGGGAAGGTGACGGAGACCGCAGAGCGACCGCTCACTATCTTCTCCGTGACGTTCACGGCGAAACTGAAGCCGGAGCACATTCCCTGCATTCAGATCAAAGGACACTCGATTTTCGGCGGGACCGAATATCTAACGGAGGTTTCCGACCCCGTAACGCTCATGGTGACGAATGTCGATTGGGCGTTGTATAACGACCATTATGATATCGACGTTTACGCGTACGGCGGCGGGTGGCGATTCCACGCCGCGACAGGCATGTTCGACGCGTATATCGACAAGTGGATGGAAGTCAAAGCGAACTCGAAAGGTGGCAAGCGAGAAATCGCAAAATTGCACCTGAACTCACTTTATGGCAAATTCGCCAGCAACCCATCCGTGACTAGCCGTATTCCGACGCTAGACGAGAACGGAGTCGTCCGCCTAGTACGAGGTACGGACGAGACCCGTCCGCCCGTATATACCCCCGTAGGGGTCTTTATAACGTCGTTTGCGCGTGACCTCACCATTCGGGCAGCGCAAGAGAACTACGGAACCTTCGCTTACGCGGACACTGATTCGTTGCATCTACTACAGGACGAAGCGCCCGACACGATCGAAGTGCACCCGTCGAAGCTGGGAGCATGGAAACAGGAATACACGTTCGACGCCGCGTTCTACGTTCGCGCGAAAGCGTACCTAGAACGCATGCACGAAGTGGATTGCGACGAGGACCACGAACACGAGGAATCGTGCCGGTTCGTAACCCATATCGCCGGTCTCCCGGAACGCGTTGCAAAACACTTGACATTCGATCACGTCACGGACGGAGCAGTTTTCAAGGGGAAGCTAACCCCTGTTCCGGTACGCGGTGGAATCGTTCTCGAAGACGTAGAATTTACGCTCAAGTTTTAGGGTTGACTTTACGACTCGGAATCATGGTAAGGTTGAATCACAACAGGGGGACGGTAAAACGTCCCCCTCCCAAAACTTCCCTTATCGGGGAACACATGAAAACCCAACGAAAGAAGGACGCAATGCCTACCATCATCGAGACCCCCGCCGTCGAGACCGCCCGCCCGTACCTCGCAGATGTCGAAAGCCTGATCGCCGCTGGTGAGGGTAAGTCTCTCACCTACGACGCCGCCGACGGGATCGTGGACGAGAAGACCGCGGAGTCGCTGAAGCTGAAGTTCCAGCGGACCGCGAACTCGCTCGACCGGACCGCCCGCGCGAAGGTGAACAAGTCGGACGACGGTTCGTTCTCCGTCGTCTTCACTCTGAAGCCGAAGCAGAAGACGCGCACGGTTAAGCCGTCCGACGAGTCCGCCGCGCCGACCGCAGAGCCGACCGCCGACGCCGCGCCCGACGAGACCCCCGCCGCCGCTCCGAAGCCGCGCGGGAAGTAGGATCGCGGGCTCTGACACAACCGGCAACGGACTACCCGGTAAAAGCACACGTTGATTCGTGGCCGTGGTAGCGTGGGGAATTGCATCCCGCCGTTACGGTTGTCAGGTGCCCCGATAAGAACGAGTCCCCCGGAACTTACGAGTTCCGGGGGGCTCGTGTTATGCTCACAGTCATGCAGTAGATAACAACTGAAAGGTAATCGAATGCCAGAGCCCGAGAACGGCGCTTCCGAGGAACTCAATCCAGAGGTTCCGAACACCACTCCCGACGCGCCGGAGGATAACACGGCGGACCTTGCCGCCGCGAAGGTTGCCGAACTGACGCTTGCGCTTGCCGCAAAGGATCAGCGAATCGCTGAACTCACGGCAGAGGTTCAGGCGGCGAAAGCCGCGAATTATGACCTTCTCATGGCGACGCCGGGAGCGGACGCCACGACCGAAGACGGCGGCGACATCGACGCCGACGACGAACTCGACCCGGATGATGTCACCATTGACGACATCCTTTACGCAAAGGAATAACAGAACATGGCCGTAGCAGTCCGTCCACTCAGGACTCCGAACAACGTTGAGGTTCTGAATGCCATTCGTGGCATCGGCTCTCTCGACTATCAGCGCCGCATTCCCGCCGCTGACAAGTCCAACATTCAGGAAGTCGTGAATGACCTCCGCACGAACCGTCCCGCATGGAACGAGTTCAGCGACTCCCTCGTCAACCGAATCGGTCTCGAACTCTACAAGAACCGTTCGTGGACGAACCCGCTCGCAAAGTTCAAGGTGGGAATGCTCGAAGCTGGCGACACCATCGAAGAGATCATGGTCGGTCTTCTCGAAGCGAAGCGTTACGACCCTGATCGCGACGACCTGGAGGCGGAACTTCTCGGACAGGAGCGTCCGCGCGTTGACGCTTCGTACCACAAGATCAACCGCATGGACCGTTACAAGATCACGGTCAACGAGGTTCTTCTCAAGCGTGCGTTTGATTCCGAGTTCGGTCTCAACCGCTTCCTGAACGGCATTCTCGACGCGCCCGCAACGTCCGACAACTGGGATGAGTTCTTGCTCATGTCCTCGCTGTTCAAGGAAATGTGGAGGACGAACGGGTTCTTTAAGATCAACATTCCCGACATTTCGTCGGCAACTTCGACCGGCGACGAAGCTCGCGTTTCGCTCCGGCGTATGCGTGAGGTTGCGGAGAACCTTCAGTTCATTTCGGAGCGCTACAATGCGGCTCACATGCCGACGAGTGCGAACCCTGACGACCTCGAACTGTTCATCACTCCGGAAGCTCTCGCCGCGCAGGACGTGGAAGCTCTCGCAGGCGCGTTCAATATCGAGAAGGCGAACTTCAGCGCTCGAACGACCGTGATTCCGAAGGAGCACTTCCAGATTCCGGGCGCGCAGGCGGTTCTCACGACTCGCGACTTCTTCGTCGTCGCGGATTCGTACATGGATTCGCGCCAGTTCCAGAACCCGGCAGGGCTCTACACGAACTATTGGCTCCACCATCACCAGGTGATCAGCGCTTCGCGGTTCGTTCCCGCGATCCTGTTCACATCGGCAGAGCCGGGGGACGTGATCGAATTGGACGACTACGAGGTTACGGCGGTCTCCGCACCGACCGTGAAGGACGCCAACGGCAACACGGTTACGACCGTTACGCGCGGCGGTCTCTACTCCGTCGAGTCCACCGCTACGACCACTCCGGTAGGCGGAGACAACGACGCGATTCGTTACGTGCTCTCCGGTAACATGTCTGAGCGTTCGTGGGTTTCGGCTACCGGCGTTCTCGCCGTGTCGCCGGACGACGCCGCAACTTCGCTCACGATCACGGATATCGCCGTTGACAACGAGTTCATTTCGAACTCCGTTACGGTGGCCGTGAACGGCGCTCGCGTTCAGGCATGGCCCGAACCGGCAGTGTTCGAAGACGTGGACGGCGACGGACTGAACGAGGTAACCCCTCCGGAGCCGGAGTTCGATCAGCCGAACGGTAATGTCACGATCCCCTCTGAGACCGGCGTTCAGTACAAGATGGGCGGAGTCAACGTGAACAACGGTTCGACTCAGCACATCACGGCGGCGACCACCTTCACGGCAACCGCTCGCGCAGGGTTCGAACTGACGAACGGCGCTACGGCGTCGTGGACGTTCACCCCGTAACACGCAACCTTGTAACGGGCGCGCACTTTCCGAAGTGCGCGCCCGTTACCTGTACCCCTAGGATGGGATTATGAATCAACTTACGAGTGGACCGAACCCGCGCCCGACAATGGGCGAAGATTTCAACTATGCCGTATGGCCGAAAGACTCCATCGTTGACCTCGTGAACGTGCCGTGGAACAACGACTACCGCGACATTGTGTCATTCCCTAACCGGGCGGCTCTCGACGCTTATATCGACCGTCAGAGGGGCGCGTCCGGTATCCGTATCGACAAGATGTCATACCTCAAGCCGAATCAGCCCATCCGTATCAACGTGCCTATGAACTCGGCTCTCGGATACAACTACCTTCGCGTTCAGAACCCGCTTCAGCCGATCCCTGGCGGCGACCGTCAGCGGAGTTACTACTACTTCATTACGAACTTTGAGTACGGCGCGCCCAACACAACCCTTCTAACGCTTCAGTTGGACGTGTGGCAGACATTCGGATTCGACGCCGTTTTCGGTAACTGCTACATCGAACGCGGCCATATCGGAATGGCGAACGTTGACCGGTTCAAAGACTACGGTCGCGAATACCTCACGATCCCGGAAGGTATCGACGTCGGCGGCGAATATCAAGTCGT